TTTTATTATTTTTTCCATGGCTGGGCTGTGCTAGATTGGTATCGAGGTTATGATCGAACTTTCCTAATAACCCCATGGCAACAGAGACAGATTAAAAAAACATTTTTTAGTGCAAATCGAATCATTGGCGGACTTAGACAACATCGAGTATTGATGTTGTATCATTTTGAAAAACTAGGCCTTATGCATAACTGGATAAGTGCTAGTGCAATATGTCCAGCTGAACATATAGAGATCAAAGAAATTGCCAATTATTACATCAATCAATATCCTGACATTGTTGATACTGTTAGTAAGATAGATCTACCCAGGCTATTCCCTGGTGAGGATACGCCGCGAATGAGTAGTTGTTGGTTAGATCAATTTGAACTATGCGCTGAAAGTTTGGTATATCATGTGACAGAAACTGTGTATACTGAACGCAGATTACAGCTTACAGAAAAAACATTCAAACCCATAGCACTGGGTATGCCATTTGTACTCACAGCCACAGTAGGCAGTTTAGAATACCTGCGCAGTTATGGGTTTAAAACATTTGGAGATTTTTGGGATGAAAGTTATGATCTTGAACACAACGATTTTGTTCGAGCTGAGAAAGTAGCTGCTGTATTGAAAAAATTAGATGATTTGTCTGCCTCTGCAAAACAAGAATTATTCGAAGCCTGTTGGCCAATCATTGAACACAATTGGAACTGGTTCTATCAAGGTAACTTTGAATCTGTATTGTGGCAAGAACTGTCTGACATGTTGGATTCAATCAAACTACATTTGACCCCATGATTTATATAGCAGTTGACCATATACACCCAGTATCACGCAGACCTATGCCCAATGGGATACCTGTGCATCAGCACGACCAGTTGGATTACATGGATGGTCGACGTTTAGATTTTCCTCGAATTATTTACTATCTGCGCGATTGTAAAATACCTGCTCGTGTAATCAGTACAGCTGATGCACCCATTGGTGCATGGTATCCAATGGTGTTAGGATGGTTTGACTTTTCTCAAGATTATTTTGGTATGATCAGCAATGCTGCGTTTAAGCGTATAAAGAAAAAAGAAATGAAACTGATATTCACATATCATGAAGGTGATCATCCTGGCTCTATCCGCAACCGCCTGGATCAGCTGTGTCAGCAATACAGCATTGATCCTGAATCAGTATGGTTGATTTCTGGTAATTCTTCAGCTGACCAATATCACAATACTGTGTACTGGCCCGAATTAGAATTCATGTACTGGCGCACTGTTGATCGTGAGTCAGGGGCAAAATATCATTCAAACACAAGATCACGTGCATACACTGGACTGTGTAGAATTGACAAACTTTGGCGTAAAGTATTCATGAGTGATCTGTGGAGTCAAGGATTACACAATCGTGGATACTTTAGTTACAATCAACATCTGTTGGGGAGTGAAGATGACTACTTTGGATGTGCATTAAACAACAATTATCTTGCTGCAAGTCAATCAAGAGTAGATGATTTTATTGCAGCAGGTCCGTTCTGTGTGGACAATCTTGACACTGTTGCCCATAACCAATACAATCTCAACCTAACAGAAATGTACTCAGATAGTTATTTTAACATTGTGTTAGAGACCATGATTGACGTAGATGCGTCCGGTGGGCAGTTTGTTACAGAAAAAACATGCAAACCCATATTCAACAACCAATTCTTTGTGGCAGTTAGTTCAGTGGATCATCAACGACACTTGCGTGAGTTGGGTTATCAGACATTTGGACGTTGTATAGATGAAAGTTATGATTCAATTGCCAACAATCAAGATCGATTTAACGCTGTATTAGAATTAACTAAAAAGCTAGCTGGGTCCAATTTAGACCAATTGCATAAATTATATACGGATCTTGCTCCTGAGATACAACATAATTCTCAGGTGTTTATAAATGGCATGTCAAATCGACTAAGAGCAGTTGTTCAACGAATTAATTAATCTGCCAACTTGATCAACTATGGTATGCATTTCGGTTTGATATAATTTTGGTAATGTATCCCAAAAATGCAAACGATTGTGCTGTATCACTGGAACTAAATGATTTTTAATATTTTCCAACGTATGTACATCAAATTGACAGATTCTTATCACTTCTCTGAGTAAATTTTCAAATCTCTCGTGCGGGTGATCAATGAGATCGTAACTTTCATCAAAAACATCACCAAATGTTTTAAATCCTATATCTTGCAATATTGATAATGCGCCCGACGAACTGAATACTAAAAATGGATGCCCATATGCCAGTGGTTTCATAATTTTTTCGCTTAGAAAAGCATTTCCATTTTCATCTATATAAGTCTCAGTAACAAACGACGCAAATGAATTTTGATAAAAATACTCTTGACCAGCAGACCAATAATTTTGATAAAAACTGTCTTGTTCAGTTGACGACCACCTGTTATGATTAACAAATTGATCATTCTCTAATGTGATAGGGATCAGTTGGTATAATTTTTCTAAATCTAAATTGCTATTGTACCAAGTCTGCCCAATAATGTCATTGGTCCGATCGTACACAGTTTTTTGACCTACTCCAAATGCGTCTCGACAATGATAACTAAAATAAAAATGGTCTAATAAGTTAAATTTGATCAAAAATTGCATCAGTGCTTGTCTATTCCATTGTGCTCTGTTATTCAATGACAAGAATGTTTTTATTGGTGTCTTGTTAGGAATGATTAAGCTGTTAACAATTTGTTGTGAATAATACGCATACGCATATTTTACATTGATAATTTTGCAGTTGAATTTTTGTTCAAACGATTGGGGGTATTTTCTATGCGTAATTACAATAGTAAAACTACCCCCAGCTTTAAATTTAGCTAATAGTTCTTCTAGTTCGTGAAATCTACACACTTCGCCGAAGCAAGTATAAATTACAATTGGTTGATTTTTATATCCGTAAACATGCCCGGCATACTTATTACAAAGTAATACATCTGCACTAGCTAAAGATTCCAATTCTGGGTATGTATCGCTTTGCATCATGACAGTACGGTAACTCCATACAACCGCTGAAATCTATCAGCATCTACTCGATCATTTATCATTGGTTCTCCCCGTATGTTTAAGCTGGTGTTTAATAACATAGGACAGCCAGTCATGAAATGCCATTTTTCTAATAGCAATCGAATTCCTGATCCATCTGCAGGAACTGTCTGTACACGACTAGTGCCGTCATGATGAACAATAGCAGGAAATAATTCTGGATGCTTACAAGTTGCTACCACTTGCATATATCTACTGTTATCCCAGTGTCTGGGCATATCAAAATGCTCATGAACATACTCTTCAAGAATAACTGGCGCAAAGGGTCTGAATTTTTGTCTGCGTTTGATTTCATTTACTTTACCTTTGATTGAAAAGCCACGAGGATCTGCTAACAAACTGCGATTGCCTAATGCTCTTGGCCCAAATTCTGCTTTACCACTAGCCACACCCACAATCTTATTAGTGAGCAAATGATCCAATATGGCATTAACAGGATAGTTTCCAGAGATGTTATGCCCCAGGAAACTATCAACCCAATGAACTTTGTAACCATATCCCAAACTGGCTGCACCAAGACTATTACCAGCATCACCAGGATTAGGCATAATCCATATGTGTTCATAAAAATCTCCTAACATACTATTAGCTACACAGTTTAACGCTACTCCGCCTCCATACACTAAATTTAGGCTACGCCCTAACATCCGGGCACGACTAATGATATTACGTATCATTTGTTCTACTAGTAATTGTGCGCTACACGCAATATCCATTGGGTCAGCATCGGGCAAGAAATTATCATCAACTCCAACATGCAAATTTTGCACAAACTTGGTATAATCAGTTGGATTCAGTAGTTCAGCCTGCATCTCACGCAGATACTTAGGTTGGCCATATGCTGCCATACCCATGAGAATGTATTCTTCGTCTAGCGGCTGGAGTCCCACACGTTGAGTCATAGCTGAATAAAACAATCCAATGCTATGTGGATATTGTTGACTCCACAGCTTCTTGTACTCGGCACGTCCGGTATCATCATTGTATGCTGCATCCCATATGGTAACTGTGTCAAACTCACCAATGGCATCTATCACTACTACTGTGGCATCATTGTATGGACTGGTCTGGAATCCTGCTGCTGCGTGGCATAAGTGATGGCCGTGTGTGTGTATTCGTGGTCGATCCAGATCATTGTAGATATTGCCTAGTAATCGATTCCAAGTTGGCCATTGAAATCCTTCTCCGCTGCGTAGCTGTCTAAATGCTTTTATCCAGGGACGTTCATAATAGTGATATTCAACTTGATCCAAATCAACATGTGCTAACGCATCTAAAACTAATTCGAGACATATATCTCTATCGTGTTTTTTTTTGCTATAGCGTTCGCTATGTGCAGCAAACAAAATATTGCCAGAAGAATTCACCACACTGATAGCAGCGTCATGAAATCCAGCCGATATTCCTATGTAGTTCATTTATAGATAAATGGATCTCTTTTGCGTAATTCTTTTAATTTTTTACGATAGCGAATCTCAAGGGCAATCTTTGCCCATAAACGTTTAATCCAGTTCATTTTAATTTCCTTATTTGTTGTTGTTCATAGTCTGGATCGGTCCAGTTATACTCATATGTAGCTTCTGATTCGCTGGTTCGTATTTTATATACATCTAAATGTGCTGCTAGCTGTGCCCATATCTGCCTGTAATCCGTAGTTCCAAAACTGCGTAGTAGATCCACCTGAGCTATCTTAGGATGGCCAATGGTCAATGATTTATCTTCAGGATCAAATTGATTTTTTACTAACCATTCACGAAATTCGTTGAGTATTTTAGTTTGCCAAGGAAATGTGCCTGGATCATTGGCCCATTCAATATCAAAATCTCCAGCAGCTTCAGTCTGTGCTCGCATTGTGCTTGTGACCAATTCTCCTACTCGACTGTTGTAACCTTCATCATTGAATACTTCCCAATGGTGTTTGCCTACTGCTTTATTTACTCCTACATACACGCCGCCTAATTGACGATTAATTGTTTCAATTCCAAACAACTCATAATCCTCAGTATCTAACGTAAATCGTGGAGCCTTAAGCCAACACATTAGCTGCGAAGGTCTACGCCATTCAGGTGCGTCCGTCAGCTTACGCATACTCAATACTAAACTTTCAAGTTCATGACATAACAAATTTAACTGACGTATATGCCATCGTGTGGTATTATCGGCGGCTGTATAGTAAGGACTCATCACACCTGACACTCCTTGCAGATCTTCAAAGTATCTATGTAATAGATTCAGGTGAGCATGGTCAGTTCCTCCATCCTCTACTACTGTATTGGCTGGACTATACGAATCCTGTATAGTATATCCCAACTCTGCTGCATTTACAGCATGAATACTGCGATTAATTTGCGTACACAGATATTCTAATGTCCGAGCACTTTCAGTCCACCCAATCCAACAGTAGTTTTTTTCTAAGTGATAGTCGGACTTGAGAAGATGATTCAATGATGCCAACCACTTATGTGCAATACTATTGTTGTACACATCAATATACACAGTCAATATGTGGTTATTGTTGCCGCGTAAATCCATCTCAATTGAATTGTTAAGCATTGTCCATCCACCATTTTAATACTTCGGGTCTTGATGCTAGGATATCTGTCATTGTTATTCGTTGAGTACGTATTTGTTCTAATTGTAGCACACGGGCACGGCCTCGAGCAAGACCTTGTTTGTATTCACTGGGCCATTGTTCTTCAAATGTGGGTCGATTCTTTAATTGAATCAGCACTGCCTGCATGGCTCCGTGAGTTTCCAAGATCAACTCATCCAACCATGGATCCAGTAGATATCTGGGCAACGCCAATGGGCTCATTACAATATCTGGACTAAACGAGAAGATAACTTTAGCAAGTATATCTACATTGAATTGTTTAGCAAGTTTTGTAATGTTGACAATTTCAAACATTCCAGGCAAAGTGAGAGTAAAATCAATTCTGACTTGACGTGGGTGACGTCTTATTGCAACTGCGTTATGAAAGTTTTCAAGCCATCGGTCATAATCAAGACCTGTTCTAATGTATTCTCCAATTGTGCCTGTGCCGTCCAGACTTGCACATATCTGCCAATTTCCAAGTCTAGAAAGAATGTCACGATAGAGATTGATCCCACGGTATTCCACCCTGGACAAGTTGGTATTATATCTAGCATATACCTGTGGCCCGTCCTTTAATTCTATAATACGTTGCATATATCGCCAATGCTGTTCGTACATCAATGGCTCACCACCAACCCAGTACACTTCTTCTACTCTGTGCTGTTCCACAGCATCACTGAACTCGCGTTCAATTTGACTGTCTTGAAACTTGGAAATTTGTTCTCTAACGTCAGGCTTCATCCAGTTGTTTTTGGGATCAGCCCAGTTGACCATGCTGTGAGTTTTTTGTTCCGTTTCCCAACTACTGCTCAACATATCTCCGCAAGTTCTACATTTAAAATTGCAAAGATTGCTAAATCTATAATCCCAACTCACTGGTAGCACATCACAAGTACCATCCAGGTGTGTGGCCAACATTAAGTTATCATATTTGTGCTTAAATAAATGCCAAAAGTATGTGCGATATACATCTGTGTTTAGCAACCGATCATTGCATACTTCGCATTCAGGCAGTGTTTCACCGGCTAACATGCGTCTACGTACGGATCGCATGTGGTCATTATTCCAGTGTTGTTCCAATGTGATAGGTATATATGTGCCAGTACCAGACTTAGTATCTATATATTGTGCAAAGTTTTGAGCTGGCTCTCGACTGGCACAACACATACGTCTTTCCGTTTGTGGCGAGAGATATGTATGCACCCACGGTGCTAGACATAAGGTATCAGGTGCTTGCATATTCTAACAAAGGTTCAATAATATCTGTGACTATAAGAGATTCTACCAATACTTGATTAAAGAAGTGATCATGATTATGTTGTAATCGGCGTTGAGTTTCTGAGTCGTATTGCATTGGGACAAAATTATTAATATTTTTTACAACTGCATCCAGCCTCTGATCAAAATCAACAATATCATCGTAGGATTCGTCAAAGATATTATCATATGTTTCAAAGCCCATTTGCTTGAGTCTTTTCAATGAGTGGTGTTGTCCTATCAGCAAAAAAGGATGATAATATGCCAAGGCCTTCAAAGTTTTTTCTGTTACCCAAATGCATTCATCGTATTGAAAAGTTTCTACTACTGTGCTAAAATATGTGTTATCATACCAGTCTGGATTAAGAAATCGATAATATCGATTATCAGTTGGATCTATGTCATTTGGAAGTTTTTTATCCCGATAACTCCAAATAAAATTATCAAGCACAGAGTTGAGTTTGCTAACAATTTGATCTCTTGTGTCGTTGACTCTGCTAATTGGCATAAATGACAATTTAGAATATTGTTTATGAGGAGTGTATTGATTATACCCCCAATCACGCCACCACAAACTTTCCTCGTACCAACGATAGTTCCGATGCTCCAACCAATAGTAATCAGTTCTTGAGTTTGGTACTTCCCACAAGTTATCAATCACTACCTTATACCCCTGGTCCCTTAATCTTCTACAGTAATCATCATCTACATGTTGCCACCAGACCATGAATAATGTATTTGACTTATGGTAGATAATGTCTGGATCATAATATACTATATCAAAATATTTACTCCATAATGATTGTAAAAAGTTTGCCTTAAAACTAGTAGACTCAGTGGGTCTTAAAATAATTTTAGTTTTCATATTTAAGTATTTCTGCTAATTCGGGCGCTAAGTTAGCCAGGTTTTGATTTCTACGGTGATCCAATAGTTGAATCTGTGATCTTGTTTCTTTGCCATCCATCGATTCCCCGTTGTTCATGAAATTAATAATTCGTTCAAAATCTAATTGATATACTTCTGGAGTATCGCACATGCTGAGATAACTGGCGAGTTCTTGTTTCACATCTGCAGGTAGCCTTGATATTGAAAAATACCAAGCATCATGCATTATATTCCAATATACAAAATCAAAAGATTGCTCAGTTATCCATTGTGCCACTTGGTCAAGGTATCTCACATTGAATACATTTACTGTGGTGCAGCATTGTAATTGTAGATTAGGCAGTTGTTCACGCAAGAATCTAAATCGACTTAAATTTTGTTCTACGTCTCGCCATATTGCATTACTTCTTTGATATTCAAAACGCGGACCAATGTCATCAATGCTGAATGCTACTTCTACAGTTTTAAAGTGTTTCCATAGATCAGGTCCGCGATCAGGAAACAATGTACCATTGGTGTTGTAATGTATCTCAACTTGATCAGCTATGCCACGGTCTATTAGTCCTTGCAACATATCAAAGTGTTGATCAATCATAAACGGTTCACCACCAGTGAATTCTATATGTCTTATATCTGTCAGTACTAAATCAATCTGCTGCCAGAAATGACTATTTTCTCTAGGCCATGCACCTGCTTTGATCATCTTATAAGCATGACTGGATTTTTGTTCTGCTCTGGGCATGAATGAAATCTCTTCTCCGGCAAATTGCGAACTTGACCAAGATCCGCAGATCCTACATTTGAGATTGCAGATATTGCCTAGTTTGAGATCTAAAAACATTAAAGATTTTGAGTCATGACTCCAGTCATCATCTAAGAGTGTGTGTTTAACACGATCTAATGTGTGCATGCGTTTAGATTTACGTCCTGACTCTTCTTCGTTCCAACACTTGCGACAAGTTTTGGGCTGTTGTCCTGACAGGAACTCTGTTCGCAACTGACGCATGTGATTGCTATTTTGTATATCAGCAAAGTCGGCAGTGTCCAATTTAAACTTGTTTCCATTGTTGTCTAAAATTTCATCGTCGGCCAGGCAGCACGGTCTTACGGTGCCAATGGGACTGGCTTCTATACTAATCCACGGTAATACACAGAATTTATTGTGGGGTAAGTTCATAATTTGTTTCAGTTATAGATGTAAATTTTTTCCATGTCTTGATCTATAATAAACTTTGGAGTTCGGGTATGATATCTAACAACTTTTCTGAACGTATACTATCTAGTTCATGAGTCTTACGCCAGAAAGTATCAATGAGATTAGTGTTGTCTGTGGCCATCATGAAATTAATGGCTGACTCAAATCCTGACGAAGCTCGATTTAGTTTATCTTTTGTGATTAACCATTCTAAGTGTTCTTGATATTTCACCCGCAGACGTTGCTTGTACTTGATAGGAGCAATGTCAATTCGATAATGTTCTGGATCTTGCAAGATGTTTACATTGAGGTCTTGAGGTTTTATGAATCCTCTTTTGACCCAGTCTTGATGGAAATCAGGAAGATGCCATGCATTCATTATGCTAAGAGTGGGAGAGATATAGAAGTCCACTTGTGGACACACTTGCAACATCTTGATCCTATTTTGCTCAACTTGATTCCAATCTGTACCTTTGCGTATGTATTCAGCATATCTTCCTGAACCATCAAGGCTGGCACCTACTGATACGCTATCGAATAGTTTCCAATATTCAAAAACACTTTTACCTTTGAGATCTGTATGTGTGAAGTTTGTGTTGTAAATTAATTTAACCTCAAATCGTTCTCGACGAACAAGTTCGTCCAGGATTTGATAATGTTCTTCCATTAACAAAGGCTCGCCACCGGCAAAGTATATCTGTTCTACATAATCAATGTGCGGCAACAACTGCTCCCATACATCAGTTTCTGTACGCCCAGCATAATTCAATACCTGATTTTGTTTTTTCCATTCACCGCCAGCCAGTTTGGATTGATCTTGATACCATTGGCTAGAGAAAATATGTCCACAACTACGACATTTGAGATTGCAAAGGTTTGAAAAACGGATATCCCAATATACCATCTCAAATCTATCTAATGTTCCGTTATCTTTTGTTTCTGTAATTCGACTAATTAGATGTCCATGATGTTTATTTGCCGACTTCCTCCCTGAGAAGAATCCAGAAATTTCTTGTTCATAGCATTTAGTACAGGCAGTGCTGCTTTTCTCTGACAGCATGTTTACTCTAAGCTGCTTCATTGGAGTGTCATTCCATATTTCTAACATGGTATTGGTTCTTAGATTGCCTATCTGACCTACAGCATTGCTCATGCAGCATGGAAATGCTTGACCGGTAGGCCAGGCATGCAAATGAATCCACGGGTACATGCAAAATTTTTCACTGTCTGCTAACAAAAACTTCTCACGTTCACTTAGTTGATTTAGATTGATCTTGAGTGGATTAGAGGATCCATATTGATATATTTCTTTTTTCTCGGAAGGATGGTGTTTGACAATCTCAGGAACATTGGTTCCTTCATCAATATACATACCGGTGATAGGAATAGCATCCGAACTAATTTTGGTCACAAACTCAAGTTCTTTATTCAAATTAGGATTGTTAGATAATATGATAATGAAAAAGTTGCTAACATCCACTTTGTTGGCAATTATTTGCAGATTTTTTAAGATAAGCCCTACACTGTTATTTTTAACATATACATCGCCACTTTTTTGGATAAACAAGATGCGTTGATTATTGGTGTATTCATCTCTGTGTATTTTTTTGAATTCTGAATCTAACCAAATTTGAGCACACTCATAAGTCATGCTGTGCCAATGATCAAGTTCAATCACAGCAAGTATATCATGCTGTTTTTTTAATTGATCAATTTGTTCTTGAAATGTCATAATGAGTTGTACCAAGTTTTTAATGCCGGAAATATCATGCCAAGATCTTTGCCGCGACGTTGATCATATTGTGTATAAAATTGCTTAAAATCGTTGTGTAATTTGGGCATTTCAAATGATTCACTATGTGGAGTTTTTACCACATCAAGATAATCAATCAGTCTTTGTAACTGGTTAATTTCATGTTCGTGCAAGAATTCACTGTGCTGATTGGCAACCAACCATGCCTGTAATCTGTGTGCATACAGCATACGTAAATCGTCGGGCAATACCAATGGTGATTGAAAACTAGGAAAGCGCAGTATGTTCAATGTCCAACTCAATGCATCACGACCATATTCAGTTTTCCATTGCAACATGCATTCTAAAAATTGATCTAACGTATCCAGGCACAATGCATTGATTGTGTTCATCACATGTATACCTCGAAATTTTCCGCTGTCTAACAGTCGTTCTACATTGTTGGCCCAGTCATCCCAGACCAATCCATCTCTGATGTATTCGGCTTGTGACCCAATACTTTCATTAGAAGTATAGATATCTACCTCAAGACCTTGTATACTGGTCATTAGCCGATCAAGATCTACTGCTGTGCCCAAGTTTGAGTTGATAGCCAATCGTGTGTGACTGCGCCCTGGATTGTTTTTAAACCAGTCAATTAATTTCCAGGTATCACCACTCATCAGTGGCTCGCCTCCGGTTATTCGAAGTTCCTGTAGTGTTTGATGAAGATCTGTTTCCCACCATTTAAAAAATGCTTCAACATAGGGATTAGATTCACCAAACTTATACAGTTGACTAGATTCATGTATATGAGTAAAGTGATTACGGCCATCACTAACCAATCCTGTGTATGCTCCATGCTTTCGTATATCATTAACCCAGGTGCTACTGAAAGCAGGATTGCAGTAACTACAAGCAAACTGGCAAGTGCGGTCAAATGCAATTTCAAGTGTGCGTAAATTGACATCTTGATCAACTGGGGTGTTAAAGGCTTCATTTAATAACTCTATAGGGTAAATTTTACTCTTGTACACACGATCACTGATGGCGTCACGTCCAATGTCTTCAATCTTCCAGCAATATTCACAGCCCGACGGCCGATCACCATGCTGCATCTGATCACGTTCAAATTTCTTTTTTGTGGTGTTATGTAATGCTGACGGATTGTGTTTGATATCATTTACGTTTATAGCATGCGCCGGGGGATGATGACAACTGGTAGTCATGCCACTGCCTAACCAAATGGTAGCATTGTACCATTTGGCTGCACAAAAACTTTCACTTAGATTGTCTAGTACAGTGCGTTTAAAATCTAAATCGGTCACAGATTATTTTGTATAAAGTTGAAAAAACGGTACGGAAATTCATCACGTATCTGTGGGCCTATATCAGCCATATGTTGTTGATTATACTTACTTATTGACTGGGCTGCGACCAGAAATTGATTCAGGTCGCTTGCACATAGATCTTCAACTACTTGTGCCGTTCGATCTAACCGATCTTGATTGTTGTCTATTAGATCAAATGATTCGTCGATGAGAGTGTGATAGGTTTTGAATCCCATGTTATGCAGATCTCTGTAGAATCCACGATTGGCCACAACCACAAACGGGTGACCCATGGCAATGGGTTTATAAATCTTTTCAGTCCGAAAACTGTAAGGATAATCAAATACAGTTTCAGTTACCAAACTAAAATAGGTATCAATGTACGATTCGGCGCGGATGTATACATCGCCCCACTGGTTGTTGAACAGCTCATGTTTAATAAACAATTGTTGATATTGATCTTTAAGACCGTCAAGATATTGTTCTACTTCATATTCAACTGGCAATAGCTGTATCTCGGATGGGCTGTTACATAGATCAGTTTGATATGTATGGTGGTATACCGGAGTTGTATCTAGATTGGTCCAAAGTGCATGTTTCAACAAATGTGCATCACGCATCTTTTCTATCATGTATTTTCTGTGAGGGCGAGTGCGTCCATTTAGAAACAAGAATTTGTAAGGTTTGTTTGGTGTGTTGTATATTTCATCTACACGAGCACCTTGGTCAATATTTTGTTCGTAGCCCAAGACTCGATTGAGATAGCAATCATACATCATACAATTAAGTTCGGGTTCCATATCGCCGCCGCCTAACAACAGTAATTTTTTTTGCACAACTAATTCTAGTAGTCCCAGTCGTTGACATTGAAGTTTAAGCACAATCGATCCTTCACTTGGGTTGGCCAACACAGGCAAAAAAAATCCTGTAGTGGCCAATTCTTTTATCCTTATATAATGTTGATTTACTGTTTGTCTGGCAAAGATTGTGATTGAATTGGCCTGTGGCTCATGCTGATCAAAATCCCAAAATGTATCATCTACTAGATGTTTGATTTCGGGATAGATTTCACAGGCAGTGTCGCAAATGATTCTTCTATTACCTAGCATGTAAACTACACTGTCTCCACCAAGTGATCATTTCAGGAAAGGTGTTTTCAAAGTCTGTACCTCTACGGCGGTCGTGTTCGGTAAAAAATCTATAGAAATCTGCCTGTGCAGTAGGTTGTGGCTGTGCCGATCTCATCCAGGCTATGTCACGTTCTAGACGTTGAACTTCATAGTCTTTGAACCCGTGAAACGGATTATCAGCAGTTGTAAGATTTGCTAACATGAAGTCCCTGGCCTGTTCTAGTTTTGCAGCATAACTTTCTGGCAGGGTCTGTAGACTTTGCCAAGCAGGTTGGCGTAGTACAGGCGTGTCAAACCATACACGTTGATATGTTTTACTGTGTGTGCAACGCAGAGCCAGTATCCATTTCATCAGTGGCAAAAATCCTGTTACACTTAGATTGTTCATTGTGATAATAAATGTAAGACTGTTGCGATACGGAATGTCTGTGAGATATGTTTCTACATTGCGTTGCAATCTTTCAAAATTCAATCCATGACGTATGTATTCAGCTTGTGGTCCTATGCCTGAATCAACACTCACATACTGCATAAAGTGTTCAATGTTGGTATTGCATAGTCGTTGAACATGGTCAAAGTATTTTTGTGATAGTTCAGGCTCTACAGAGAAATTTGATGTGACTGCTAAATGCAAATCACTCTTGGGATGTTCCAACACATAGTCAAACACTCGATAGGTATTTCGATCCATCAAAGGCTCACCACCGGTCATGCGAAAGTGTTTGAGTTCTGGATACAGGGTGGGCCACCATGCCCAGAATGCTTCTACATAAGGGTTGTGATCACGGGCAGGGATAGGCCTGCGATGGCCGCTAAAATGCTCAGCAGCGTTATGAGGAACCAAAGTAGGAAAGGCGCCGTGGCGTTCAACTTCTTGTTGCCAGCTAGAGCTGAACTGCGGGCTGCAATAGCTGCATTTAAGATTGCAGGCATTGTTGAAATTGACTTCCACATACGACGGTACAACATCTTCTTCTCCGGTTGAGTTTTTTATCTGTTCAAAATCTACTGCTGCCCAAGGTTCGCCAGACCTATAATGACGATCGCTCAGCTTGCCAAGATCTTCCATGTTCCAACAATAACTACATTCACTAGGACGTTGTTGTTGCAGCATTATCTTACGCTGTGCTTTTTTGTGCTGGGTATTATGCAAAGCCGCAGGATTAATCTTTATTGCATCAGGATCTATTGGGTGCAATGGCGGATGATAGCATGAGTTATTTAACCCTGTGGTCAGATGTAAGCTGACCTGTTTCCATTTGGCCAAACATAATGCCGGGCCAAGATCAGCATGCATCTGTTCAGCAGACGATAGAAAATTGCTTTTGCTCACAAGAATTACCAACCTTCTTGCTGACGTATTACATCTATTTCTCTTACCATTACACCACGGTTGTGCCAATTGCTGCGATAATGATGTTTGAAAAATGCACTTGCTTCTACTGTGAGCATGTGCATGGGCAGATCCAATTGCGTATGCAATTCGTTGGCAATGTTGTTGCTCACATGTTCAGGTTGTTCATCTTTTACAGTATTCCATAGTTCTGCTAATGCATCAAAATTTTGTACCTGCAAATAATCCCAATTTGTGAGCATGGTCATATATGTGCCTTGTCGGGCGCCAGCCATGGCCCAGTATCCGTAGTCTGTATCTGCTCCCACATTGTGCCAAATAGTAAGATGGTCAAGATTGCGTTGATGCACCCTGGCTTGAAATTCAGTCACACTAGGCCGGCGACCACGATCTAAACACATCTTTACACCTTCTCTAAATCCTGCACGCCAAGCCTGGAATGCTGATCCATTGGGGTATGTGGTAGAATAGCAGTCATGCATGGACCAGTACAGTGGATCAAAACAAAACTCTACTTGTGTTTCTGTACGACCGTCGGTGTTTTCATGTGTGTGCATGGCTTGCACATAGGCTCTGGTCCAGGAACTCAATCCACCATTGCCATACATGAGTCCATTCACATGGTTACGTGCTCTCCATCTAAACACAGCATGTTCATGATCTTCAGTGGGGAATGACAGTGTTTGATTGAAGAATTTTGGATCAGGAAGATTGTCTCCATCAATCAAGATGAAACGTTCTGTGGTGCTGGCATCTGCTGCTGCTTTATGGGCAGCATCACTTCCTTTGACCCCATCTACTCGTGTGGCCCAGGGCACCATATTCCTAATTTTGACCCAGTGTTCTTCCTTTTGTGATTCATCATATGTTAGATAAACGCAATCCAAATCTGCAATATCAATTTGTGTCAACGACATTTTGTTTTTTCTTCCAATATTGGCCAGGTTGCTGTGCGACCACAACAGTCACATCATTTGTGTGGCAAAGTGTACCAGACTTGCTGGGTATAAGTTTAGTTATTCTGGTTTGTCGCTGGCGTACTAACTTTCCATCAATAACCTTGACTGAGTGGTCTTGTGATGCAAACTGTTCAGGAGTAATATCAATATGCTTACCAGGTAAATCTTCATGGCTATAAAACAATGGCTCGCCAACATCATTGTGGTAGAGTCTATAATACACAGGTTTGGGTTCGGGCCACTGAATGTCTTTCCAAAAGCCCAAAAATTCTTCTTCAGTCATTGCGCCAATCCTTCAGATGGTAATGCACTGCACCCCACTGTGCTACAGTGTTGATTCTTAATGGATTAGATTCCCATACTAATTCTTTTGTCCAATCGTGTGTTTGAGTTGGAATCATATAGCGTTTCATGTGTACCATACGTGGATATGTTGCAAAGGGCATGGTCACACGCTCTGGGCTCATGATCTGTGCTGCCATGGCATATACCAAATCAGTTGATGCAGTTTCATCGGGGAATTTTAACAGAGTTTTGTAGCTGGTCCAATGTTCAAAAATCTTTCGAACCAATCGAAAAAACTCTTGTGCAGTTTGACTCACCCTCCAGTATGTTATGGCATTGTAAACGTCTGGCAAGTGGTTGGTATCAAATACTTTTCTGTAAAATCTGCTGTCGGCTGGTTGATCATAAAAGTTTCTGGCGCCGGTGGATATCACAACATCTCGATGTTCAAACATAGTCCACCAATGATCTATAGCACTGGCAATGACCATATCTGCTTCCAGTTTGATAGTTTGCCTGAACGGACTTGCACCAAACACTTGCCAATCATTGGCATAAGGATTGTCACTAAGTGGAAATGCAAAAGTTTTATGATAGTTGAATAGGTCACAATCGTATTCTTCAGCATTGGTCAACAAACAAATTTCAGCATCAGGATGGAAATGCCGAATAGACCCAGCCAGCTGATTGGCACAGGCAACATAGTCTACTGTATCAGAGTTTTGTGCAGTAATAACATATCCGCGTTCAGACTGAATTGGCAATGATATCTCCTAGATGTTTCTTACCCATGGCATGAAAGTCCATGCTGTGCCAATCTATCTTTTTTGGTTGACCTTGATCTTGATACTTGATTTCAAAATGATCTGTGTCAATCTGAGAGAGCACATGCTCGGGCAGCACACTGGCCAAACTCCAAGGTATGTCGTGTACTTTTAATGTGTGTCCGCTTACTATGCCCAAAGCAATGCTGAGTGCATAATCATTGCGATAATTGGGACCTTGCATGTGATATAAATCTCGGTAGTGTGTCCAGTTTTGTTTGACCATGTTCATACAATCAAAGATGTATTGTGCAGTATTGCCTTTACGGAACATCATCACTGTGGCCCACCACATGGGAAATTTATTTTGCCCAAAATAGTTTAGCCCTTCAAACTGATTGATGGCAGTAACATCCCAGGCCAGGCGATGACACGCAAAGTCTTGCGGCATATCAAGCACATTTCTTAATTCATTACTACAAACCACATAGTCGGCATCTAGCACTAGGGTTTGATCCCAAGGAGTTAGACTGTATGCATCCGTTCGTCCAGTATTGTACCATGTGATAGTTTCTTTGTAATCATCAAAATATCGTGTGCCGCCGCTGGCAGGATCTGCGTGTATAACTTGATCAAACTTGATCAGTTGAGCATGATCGGTACAGTTTGTAACTACTGCTACCGGGATGTTGAGATGTCGCCGGATACGATCAGCATTCCATGCAGCCATTTTCACATAGTCGGTTTGTTCATTGTTGAATGCAAAGATTACAGCACCAGTGGTCATCGTTTTTTGTTTAATTCTTCGTGCTCTACCAACCAAGCATTCATTTGTTCTTGCCATCGTTGCATGGCCAAGCCTCGCAGTTGTTCAGGATTGATCTGAACTGGAGTTTCATACAGGTCTAATATTACTGCATCACCAGGAGGTACTGTGGCCAGTAGTACCACAAGTTCTGGTCCAGCACGCCACATACCGCCCGCATGGGCAAATAGCATCCGTGCCTCGTATTTTTCTTTCAATACGCGGCGGGCAGCCGCATGATCAAATCGGGCTCGTGCATGAGCAAGTAAATTGTCAGTGTTCATTAATGTATTATAAATGAAAAAAGGGCAAAAGTCTACCTTTTGCCCTGGTCGAAATTGGTCTATTACACCACTGATGCAGCAACAGTTGGTGTGCCCCAGCTGTTGGCCAATCCCTGTACAGTCGATGGTGGGAAATAGGTACACAATGTGGTTGGTGCTGTTGCAGCACCAATTGAAGTAGCACCAAGTGCAGGTGCTGTTCCACCCGAAATATTAGTGGTTGTCCCCGCTCCGCTCACTGTTGGTTGTGTCCAGGTAGTAACCAATGTTAACACTGTAGAAGAAGTTGCTGTTGCAGTTGTTCCAATAGTTTCACCAGTATATGGAGCGTTGGTGTTGTTCAGTAAAAATATTGTTGCCGGTGTAACAGTCAACTGATACCACCCAGTGGTTGTGGCCAACGTAGTTTGTGTTCCGCCTGTACCACCAATACGTGTGGTCCCGGTATAGCTAACCCCTGCGATGGTCTGAGCTGCACTGTTGACTCGACCAGTGATGTAAAGTGATCCAGGATAACCTGCAAACGTATTCCAATCAGGATCAAGATCAGTTCCTGTGCTTGATTTACCAAATTGTAGTCGAACACGGCCACCGGCATTCCAGAAATATCTGGCTTGATCAGCACTGGGGAATGTCACAGTATGTGTGAATACAATAGTCCACGCACCCTGAGTGCCATTGCTGGTAGCACCAGTCTTGCTTGTGGTCCCACTGGCATATCCAACTTCGGCACCGGAACTGGCTGCATTACCACGATTGGTGGTACAGCTAGTGATATCTGTAGCCACGCTGGCCAAAATAGCAATAACATCACCCGTAACTGGTGCAGTTCTTGATGTTAATGTGGTGCTGGTTTGAGCACCCGATGTGGCCAGATTGTTTACTAGTGTTGCCCAGTTGGTAGCAGTTACAACTGCGCCCACACTCACAGCACTAATTGCAGTTTGGCCCCACCCACTGTCTGTTGATCCTGTGCCCCAGATTGCATTGAGATTGGTCTGAAACGTGTTATAATCTGCTGCTTGGATTAATCCGCCTGATGAATACGTCATTTCAATTTCCTATTATTTGATTGTCACAATAGCTTCTACAGTACCTGCGCCTGCAGTGGTCTTGCTGCTCAATGCACGGCCAATCACATTGAATGCAGTTGCTTCTCCAGGTTGTGCAGCACGGGCTACACCGTCACCCGCAGAAATCAATCTGTCGCCTTTGTTTACTATGCCTGTTACTATCACAGGTACACGACCTGTCATGGCCACTGGTGGATGTGAGTCATTGTCACCAGCACCACCATTCATCATGAATGCAGGGCGTGTGGAAATAACACCAAACACTTTGTCGCTGGCATCAATTTTTACTCTGGTAATTTCAGCAGATCCGCCTAATTCAACCACAGTGCCCGGTTCATAAATTTCATCAGCAGCAAAACGTTCTGCAACGTCAGCATACAATGCTGTGGTAGCTTGTGCAAACACAGTGTTGAAATAGCTTGAGCTAGATCCAATGTTACCCACACCATTGCCCGCACTATTCACAATGGCAGTGGCTGCACTACCTGAGTTCACAGTAATGGTACCAGCAGTATTTAAATTACCACCAATTACATTTCCACCGGCAGATAATAGTCCAGCAGTATTTAAATTACCACCAATTACATTTCCACCGGCAGATAATAGTCCAGCAGTATTTAAATTACCACCAATTACATTTCCAGTTATAGATAATAGTCCAGTGATATATTCGCCTGTGGTTGCAAACACAGCCACATTACTGCTTCCGCCCACACCAATAGAAACATTTCCACCTGAACTTACTATTGTGACATTTGATGTGCCATTGCTGAGGTTGGACACTGTGGTTGACAGACTAGGAATACTAACTACTCCAGTGCTGCCGTTGATCGAAATAGCACTGTTAGGTGTACCACCAACGTTTGCACCTATTACCAAGTTGCCATTAGAAGTTTGATTACGAAGGGTCACGTCCGAACCACTGACTGTGACGCGGAAATCAGAATTTTCACCAACTGACAACCCAGTGTCGTTCAGGATGCCTAGGGTGCCTGTCATGGTTTGGTTGCTAGTTGTGGCCACAAACCCTGACGATGCTATACCGTTAAGGTAAGTGGAATTGTTGGCTGTGCCTTGGAACAACTGTGCCACGCCAGAAATGGTGCCGGCCATTGTAAGTCCAGGCTGTACTAGTTTGCTACCGGTCCAGCCGCCGCCTGCTGGTGCCACAGCAGGAGTGTATGCAGCATCTTTACTAAAAATACCCACCACTGCATTGGCAACATACATTTCCACAGCCACATGACTTACTGCATTGGTATCTGTAATGGTTGTGACAATTGCTCCACTTACCCCAGTATTTCCAGTATAAGCTGGACCTACCAATATCCAAGCAGTACCAGTATAAACATTAAGTTGAGAATTCACACTGTCATACCACAAATCCCCAGCTACATTTGAAGTAGATGGAGCAGTTGAGCTAGAAGTGGCCCCTGAGATAACTTTAAAAGTAGCACCAGTGTATACCTTCATGGTATCTGTGGTTTGATCATACCATAGTTGACCTTCCAATGGTGCTGTGGGTGCTGTGGTGTTTGCTCCGTTTTGTAGTAAACGGATAATATCATCGTTGATGAACTGTCCGTAACCGGCATAATTTTTACCCACCAGCACCATACTGGAATCAGTATTAATGGTACCGTCGGGTATGGTTGCGAACACAGAACCATTGGTAAGAGTGATTGTATATGACATATTGCTTGCTCCGAATCTTATAGGTATTTATTACCTATTAATCTACACATATTTATGCTGTGCTTAGGTTAGTCAAAGTCTGAATTCGCACAGTATAATCAATCTGTATCTGGCGGTTCAAACTCTTTTGTACTGGATGAAAAATTACATGTGTTAATAATCGTAGATTTGTTGTATCTCCGTTGACAGCTTTGAGTCCCAGCTCATCAAACACATATTCACCATTGAAATTGGTACTATTATCAAATGCTTGTTGTCCCGGCGGTTCGCCGTAGTCTAACAAGCAACTCACAAGAATATCTGTATACACTTGCCCTGACGTATGCAATACTGTCAAGTTATTGTTAATTATATCAGTGTCGGCTGCTGAATTGTCATTTACTACTTTGACAAAGGTCTCATTGTACAGATCTGCATTGGTGCCAGTGGTATTTGGTGGCAAGTAAGTGATCACTCCAGTGGGATCAACCGAACTACCACCATTGCCAAATGCCATGGCATAAATCCACCCGCCGCCCTGGGCAAGAGTTCTATAGCTGAGTGTTTGTGCCAGTGCAATACTCATGTTTTCATAGTGTATTGCGTTTTTTTTGTCTACAAAAACTTCACCAGATTTTGGATCAAAAATCTTTACAAAGCCTTGTATCTGTACAGGTATCATCATGCTCGTGTCTCCACAAATACTTGTTTGGTTTGAGGGTCTGAGATTTTTAAAAATCCCAAAATTGCAATGGCGCCGCGCTCATCTGGACGAGCAACGGGTTTTGGGGCGGGTGTTTGTGGACGAATCTGCTGATTTTGCTGCATAATTTATTTACCTTAATATTCATCTCTGAAGAATCTTGCGGCCAAGGTTTGGGTTACCTGCAAGGCTTCACCATTGGAAGGTTCACCGTCGGCTGGTTGATACCATCCAAATCCTTGTCGTACCTGGATAGAAACTTCATATCCGTCTGTGGGTGCTGTGTCAAATGTTATTGTGGCAGGTGCTACAGAATCCACAGTGTATCCAGTATAAACACGGATCCCAGCCACATATACCAAAATAGCTTGTTCAGCAAAATTCAAGGTAGAATCTACTGTGAATGCACTGAGGTCAATGTTTGGTGCTGTGAATGTTTCTGTGCTGCCATCAGCTAACGTATTGGTGTACACCACACGGTCTTGATATTCAACAGGAGCAAGGTTATCTCTACCTATGTTATACACAATAGAATCTACTGCATGATTGGTTGCGGCTGTACCTGCTGTGCCACGCAGTAAACTACTCACAGTATTGGTATTCAAATCACGCACACGATACATGATCCGTTCACCATTGATGGTTATTGCACCCCAGATGTTGTTTGCTAGATTAGGTTGAGGCAATGCACCTGCATCAGCCACATAAATTATATCCTGATCAATAAACAATGGTTGAACCAATGTGGTAGTGGTGTTGGGAGTTATTCTATAGGTAGCTTGCACATCGCGCATGTCTTGGAAAATACGTAGCTCAAGTCCAGTTACTGGATTAGTTTCAAGAATAACAATAATATCATTCACATCGGGCGCAGTGTCAAAAGTGACCCCTGCATTCGCACTGTCTCCATAATCAACAGTATACTGATCAGGGGAGATTACAACATTGTTGATAGTAACTTCAACTTCTTCAGAATAGGTTGGAGCCGCGTATGGTCCAGTGGTACTACCATCACCTGTGTACACAGTGGTCTGTCGTGTGTAAACTCGGAAGTCCATGGTATCAAATTCTGATCCAGGCACTAGTTCTTGTGGAGCATGGCTTTCGTATGGTCCAACAAACTCACCACCTACCACATTGATATCTGTGGGGCGAATACCCAAGTAAGGATCCAGGAATCTGCTTTCGTAAATGGTATCCAGGATTCCTGGATCGTAAGTGGGACGACCTTCTGGACCAAAGGCAATGTTATCAAATGGATTTATGTCAAAATTCCCTACATCAAATCCAGTATTCTGTGAAAAAGTAGGAGCACTGACTTGCACACCTGGGTAAGTTATGCCATCGATCAATAACCCTAGATCTAACCCTGGCTCATTCACTGTGGGAACATACAATCCCATGGTACGATTTATACCGCTCAAGGTTGCGGCATTCACCAGTAACCAGTATGTAGGATCAAATGTAGCAGATTCTACTGCTGGAGATCTTGCTGTGATACTAGTGGATGACAAAGACTGAGCAGGTGATACTGTGTATGTTCCAATGCCGCCGGTTCCTGACAAGAGGCCAGTGATTTTGGTGTCAGTGATTACTCCAGTTCCGGTAAGTATCATACCTGTTACCAGTGCCGGACTACCATTTGGTATACTGGTCACTGACATTACTGAACTTGATATAGATGCTGTAATCACAATCGGTGGGCTATCGGCAGTCCATACTCTGTTATCGTAACGAACTTGTGTGCCATTGATGTATGCTACATTTGGTTGCCAATCTAGAATGGTTGATACATATTGGTATCTATCATATTTCATTGTGATGTTGAAACTGCGGACCAAGTTGTAGTATTGTGTAACACCGTAATTGGCTGCGGTTGGGTTTTGATTTTTTCCAACTCCCGGGCCGGCCATTGTGGCCACCAACTGCCCGCCAGTGCCGTTGCCACCACTCAAGGTTATCAGTGCGGTTGTGGTATATCCCACTCCGGGATTATCTATTGTTACTCCACTTATATTTCCAGCACTGTTTACAATCACAGTAAGGGCTGCTGGTGTGACACAATCACCAGTGATGGTTGCAATAGGAGGAACAGTATATCCTGTTCCTGCATCGGCAATTGCTACCCCTACTACAGACAAGGTATAATTTTGATACCAGAAACTCCAAGGCTGCGACTGCCATAATAAATTGTCAGATGCAACATCACTGTCATCGCTCGGTGTGCCGGTGCCTACTGCTGTGCTCACAGTGTAAGGAGTCAGTATTGGACTCACAAATTGATTGGGAATTACATCAGTATCGTAAAATGCCGGAACATCAAAGTCAGTTAGTGTACCTTGATAGTCATCTATTCCATTATAGATTAGATTGAATTCACGTATCTGCACATGATATGGTTTGACTTCGTTGATGTAATCTAACACAAAGTCTTGATTGTCTCGACGATACGTTTGGAAAGCTACTAGTTCGCGAATTGTGTGATCCACATCAATCAACGAGGTCTTTGATAACCAGTTGGGTGCTTCGAACTCACTGAGTGCAAAATTAAACATCAAGATCAATGCACGATTGCGTTCAATCAACAGCTCATCAACTAAAAGTTCTTGATTGATTGCTTGAATGATTCTTCGAGTTTCGATCACAGGCTCTTGATCAAAGTATTGTGCATCGAACACTTCTACATCAAATCCAAAACGTCCCAGTTGATAATCCCATAATTCTGCAGAGATTTTTATAGTACCATCTTGTAATCCCACACGTTGCCAAGTGTTTGTGGCCACACGTAGATATATTTCCCACTTGTTTTGTGAATTGGCAGTGACCCGCACACTAGATCCCACCGGCGCTTGATACACACTCAACTTACTGAGATCACTGTACAATGCCACCGTGGCAATAACCAGTTTGCTGGGATTATATCCAGGTAGATACCAATTGATATAGTTCCAATATCTGCGAGTGTCGTAATTTTGAACTCTGATCAGAGCCAATGTAGCAAACGTTTTTGATGCTGTGACTTGATAGATTGTCCATAAGCCATTTTGCCTAGAATCACTTGCTACCAAATATAGATATCCCACTGGTACTATGGCAAGATTTTGATAGCTGAGTTCTTCAATGTCGGCTACTCGTTTATTCCAAGCACCAGTGTTTGCTGGTGGCTCAGGTTCTCTGCTGTTTAACAACACAAAACTTCGAATCTCTGTGATAGGATACTGTGCTAGCACTGAATTAACTCTACCAAAATAATTCTTCAATGCCAAAAACCTATCCTCAAACATGCTTTGTCGTGGGCGGAACTGCACCCCATAACGATTGGCAATGCTGAGATTGGTATCAGGTACTACTGCACCATTGGAGTTAATTCCAGAAAGACTATCTATGAATTTTAGATATAGGTTGTCAGGTAAAAATCCATCAGCACGATCTTGAGGAATCAAACTGTATTGTGTGTGAACATTGTCACTGGTTAATTCTTGATCAAACTCAATGCTGAGTATGGTATCTTGGGCCGAGATGTCATTTGTTGCGTTATAAATGCCGGTTGCGCTGGCATTAAGGAACGCCACATACGGAATACCCGAACTGCGTGGATCTGCAATGTAAGTGGCAATCCCTGTGGTGCTAAGAGTTTTTCCAACTGCGGTGTTGATGGTAGTGATACCTTTCACCCAGAAATAATAGGTTGTGGCAAAAACTCCAATGGAATTTATTCCATTTGTTACATTGTAACTGAACACATCTTTTGGAGTACCAGGGCCGGTATAATTGGCCGGGGGTACATCACTGTTGATCCACTGGTATATCTCAACTGTTGATCCTGGGAATATTTGTGCCCAACGACGAGCTGCATAGGTAATGTTGTTTTGATTAGGATCAATGAATCGTACACTGTCAGTGTTCCACCAAATCTCACCCACGTGTGGTTCAGCCCAGATTCTTCCAAAATTGTTAACAGGTCCTACATTATACGCAGCAGGATCCACAGCACCAGTATAGTTTATGTTTTCCGCAGCGGCACCTAGTATCTTGCCTTGCAGTGGATCAATAAAATCAAAGAATGTAGTTTTTGCACCAGTTTTTGCACTGTAACTATACACAGAATTGACCAATGCAATGTCAACCACTGGCAGTTGTTCATGTATTACTACCCAGGCAGGAGTAAGAGTGTCGTTGTTGAACACTGCCACACGGCCATAATTTAGATCGCTTAATGTGCTATCATCAATGTCACTGCCAGGACTACCCACTAACAATTTGCCATTGGTGTAATTAACTGCTGTGCCAAACTGATCTAGTTCTCTTACTCGTTGATCATAGATTTGTTGTCCAAATACAAACTTGCCTGGATCAGTCACTGAGTCTGCTGAACTACGCAAATAATCATATGTGTATACTACCCCGCTTTGGTATAAAGGACCATTAAACGTGGTAGTGCGGCCGTCAAAGTATGTGGTACCCTGATCAAATGTGTTAGGACGATATAAGTTTCCGTTTGGTGCGCCAACTGTCAGTGTCAATGCTGACGTATCAACATTCAACGAAGCACCAAATGCCGCACCTATTGAAGGTGCCGGACTGGTAATAGTTTGAGTGTAAGCATAGGTATTGAATCCCAAGCGTTGGAACATATTTCCAATCAATCCCGGCAACACAGTAAGTCTATTGGCTGTTTCTGCAGCCAACACATTCTTCACACTCAGCGTGAGTAATCCAAATGTTGCTGTTCCAAGTAAACCAGTTCTGGCAATTACATTGGCAATGCCAGAAGAGTTAATGTTGTTGACCAAGCTGGCTACCCAACTACTTTGTTGCCAATAACTGGTATCAGTAATTGCTACTCCCACAGGTACAAGACGAGTAGATCGATATATGCCCAAACTGTTTTGAACTATACTATCAATGGGCCAAGACACTGTGTTTACCCATTCAGTTGGTTCGCTCATGATCACTTCTTGATCATTGATTCTGATACTTTGTCCTGGTTGCAGTCTTGGATTTGGATTTCGACTGGTAGTGGTACCGTATAAACGACTTTGATTTACATTGCGTTGTACGGATCCTGCCTGTGCTAATATAGAACTATCTTGAGGAGCACCGGTGTACAAGCTGCAACTGTATCGGCATATATCCACAGCAGCACCAAAGTTTGCGCTCAAACTTGGTGTATTGGCTGGGATGATCTGTAATAGATTAAATGTGTTTGGTTGTATCTGCAATACATCTCCCACTGCCAACGGTGCCGTCACGGTGACTGTTGCTCCACTTACAGAGAACGTGCCACCTATGTTGTCTTCAGTGTTGAGCAAGAATGTGTTGTTCAATGCCACAAACGTAGGACTAACTAATACACCACCATCCACTGTGTAAGATGTCTGTGCTGAGTTGGTGATCACAAAGTTTTGTGCAGAACGATCATATACATAAACTGCACCAGCATTCAATAGATCATTGGTCTGTGCGTTTGGTGTGCCAATCAGAATTTGACGACCATCAATTGTGCAACTTACACTTTGACCAAATCTACTGTCATCGGGCAATCTAGCAGTGATGCTGGTTGATGCAGTGGTTTGGCCAGGAGTGACCAAATAAGTACCCACTCCACCAACACCGCTGACCATGGCAGTGATGCGTGTTCCTTGTGCAACATCAGTGCCACTCAGTATCATACCAACTGTCAATGCCGGTGATCCAATTGGCACGCTGGTCACTGTCATGGTGCTGTTAGATATATCAGCTGTGAACTGTATGGTAAATTCTAGTGTATCAACAAACGTGTAATAACTGATTGCTGTCACTGTTATGGTTGATGCATCAGCAGGTGCAGTGAAAAATATTAAATCTCTTCCGGTGGTACTGTTGTCTGAATTGAACTCAAAATCAATATTTGGTCTTTGCCATACGCCATTTACCAAAACACCAAAACTATAAATGTTGACCGCAGTATATAGATAGTCATTCAATGAGAACAATTGAGTTGTTCCGTCACCTGTGTAATTTACTGATGTTCTACGATTGATTTTTAATATCAAATTGTCCGGCGGTGCGGAATTAAACACCACATTGGTTGATGTTAATGAATAATCTATCCCTTCAGTCAACAGCTGATTGTTCAGTACAACTGTGAGCTGATTGGGGTATTGTGAATCAATCACAACAAAATTGCTATAGTTGTAATTAACAGAACTGCCGTCAGTTACATAGGTCGCTGTTTGCAGTTGAACTTCTACTAATCCATAAGCAAAAACTTTGTTGATCCCCGGCGCCCCAACATACATCCAATGTTCGTCTTGACTTATTACTACACTGTATCCAAACTCAGCTGGATATGCTAGATCCATTGGATCAGGAACTGTGAGCACAACTGAGTTTGAAAAGGTATCTGTTTCGGGTACTAGATAAACTGTGGATACATATCCGCGATTATTGTTACTGGCCGGTGCACCCACTGCTTGCCAAGTTTGATTACCAATGCTTACAGCATGACCGTACCCTACTGTATCCACAGCATTGATTCCAAGACTGGAATTTTCTCCAAACGGGTTGAATACTGTTCGTACATAAGTGTATACTGCACCCTGACCTACATTGTATGCCGGATTGCCAACCAATGCATATAGATTATTTTTGTTTTGTGCTATACTGTACCCAAATTGACTATTAGTTTCAGAAACAGTGGCTGTTATTTCAGCGCCGGATGTGAAAACTAATTGTTTTTCCAATACTTGCCAGAGTCCCAATCCATTAGAATCAACCCATACTTTGTTGCCCGGAATCAAACTGTTGGCATATGGTAAAGTAATCACATCGCTGGCTTGACTAACCCGTTGTGTTTGCAGCACAAATCCAATACCGTCGCCTGTGGCTGTGATCTGACTGGCATTAACAAAGCTAAACACAGCAACCAGTTGATTGATACTTGGTATGCGCAATACTGTGTATACTCCGTCAACTTCGTCTGAGAAGAATCGGATTATAAACAGTCGGCCTTCGGTGGTAATACTGTGTGACTGAGTGAATGTAAACACACTGGTGCCATCAAGATTTGTAGTAACTGAATCTAAGTATCCTGGCAGTTGACTGGTTCTAAAAATTCCCCAGTTGTAGTTGTTGATCTTGGCCGCCCAGATTGTGGTACCTAAATTTATAGAATCAATGTTGGCGCTTAGTTCAGAGGTATTTGATATATCAAACACTGTGATATCAACATCATCAAAGTTTACATAACCTGCACTGGGTAATGCTGAATTTTCTATCGGTTGGATGCTGGTGGTTAATATATTAGGACTAGTTATTTTGTAACTGGATTTCCATATGTTGTTCAACAACACTGTTTGTTCAGCCAAACTGGATTCGTTAGGCAGGATAACTTGAATAGTGCTAGGGTTAGCAGTAAGCAATGCCTCATTGAGTTGCAGTTCGTAAAAACTTCGATTGGCATTGGCACCATATACTCCACGCAATATTGCCCAGTTTTCATAAATCTGATATTGTGTTGGGCCATGCCCTATATCAGCAAAAGAAAATATGTCAGTGGCACGTAATGTACCTTTGGTACCTAAGAATTGTTGATACAAGCTGACTTGACTGGTGCTATCCAATTCCAAATTTACCATGTATTGTCGCGGCTTCCACCCAATCAATGCATAAGAGAACAGGTCCTGACTGAGTTCAAGATTGGCAGTATAGATATTATAGCTGTTGGCCAACTGATTGCTCTTGTTGGGCAAGTTAGGCAATAATCCTTGTTGTATCAGAGTATAGTTAGAAACTCTCCAGCGATTGATATCAAATGCTGCTGTTGGTTGTACTATGTCAATTGCACTGTAATAAGTATTTTTCCATTTTACAATCTCGCCGCGAGCATATTTCTTCAATGGGTTCCACTCTTCCACGTTGTCTTGATTTAATATAAAACCTTGAGCATTCAGTTGCCCGTTCCATTCAGTGGTGGTCCATCCTACCAATCTCACACGACTTTGTCTTGCACTGGTAATAGGATCGTAGATCAAATCAGCAAAGATACTGACATTATCCAACACAATCATATTCTCATAACTGGTAAACTTGATGTTGAGGAAGTTTATAGTTTCTGTAGTCAAACTAGAAATAGTGAAAGTATTATCCAGCCGGTCAATTACTAAATCTCTGGCATTGAATGGAGTACGGTCAGCATTCAATACCATGTTTTCTGCAGTCTGTACTGCAATGCTGTCCACAATAGCACCTGCACGTTCAACAATTAACTTGGTAGCACCGGGGTTCAAATTAATAATACTGCCAGTGTCCCATCCTTGATTACTCCAGTACAAGAACTCGCTGACCATTTGATTCCAGTCCAACACATAACCATTCTCCAATGTGTTAAATACCAGGCCTTGGCTTTGTAGCAATGCACCATAACTCAACAAAAAGTCGGCCAATAATGTTTGATTAGTAAACACATAGCCATAAGGTATCTGTATTACATTGTTGGTATAAGTCACTGGCACCCGAACTGTGCTGCTGCCTGCTGATATGGTAGCTAGATTACCATTGATCTTGCTTTGTAAAATATTAAAATACGGGTGCGACATATTGTACCCATACACTGCCCATCCATTAGTAGTGCTTTGTACAATCACACTGGAATAGGTGAGTTGTGCAAAAGGTACATTTTTATAGAATAGCAAATTATAACTAGCATCTGGTAGTAACAAGCTGGAGTTCGAGCTGTTGGGACTAGATTTTTCTGTGTAGATCTCAAGTAAATTTTTACCTGTGAACGATGCCATTCTATAGCACAATCTCACATCAAGATTTTTAAGATCAGCAGTGAGTGCAGTAGTTGAGTTGATTCCGCTTACACGATTAAAATCCACAATCCAATTGATATAACTGGCCTTGCTGACACCATTGCCGTATACTTCAACCCCATTGGCATCCAGTCGGTAACGATTGTTGTATAGATATTGATCGTAGTCTGTATTGAATCTATAAAGATCTCTGTCAGCAAACAATGAGAAGAACTCGGCTGGTCGAGTCAACGACAATAATCTCATTATAGCAAACGGATATGCGCTTGAGGTACGCCAGGCATTTTCAACTGGGCCATCATCTCCTGCTACCCAACTCTTACGGAAATCATTGCGGTTAAAATTACCTACCACAACTTGTTGTGGACTTAACAATGTGCCTTCACTATCTACTGGTATCACTTGTAATAGTTCAGGACGCACATACTCAGGTCGCACATATGGTGCCACTGGATCTCTCACTAGGCCGGCTGCTAGATCTCCCCACAGCACCAAGTTGCCACTGGTATACGGAGCAGCACCGTACTGTGTTTCCCACCAAATTGGCCGCTCACTGAATCCCAACAATTCCCAAGGCCGTGTGGCTGGATAGATAGTATCATAAAAGTAATTGTATATGCCGCGCCAGGCGCCGATAAACAGTGGATTTCTGGTGAGTTTGTTTGATGCTGTGCTGTAATTCCATGTGAACTCGTTGGTTGCAATGTAATCTTGTGTTTTGTAATCTAGCTTGTTCCAGCCCACCCAGGTCAAGAAGTCCTGGTTCAGGATATTTTGAATTTCTGTTAGACTGTAATCTGTGGTGCGGAATTCACCCGGGATAACTTCAGCAGAAGTCAGCGGAACAGGATTGCCATCCAGTTTCAGATTGTTGTAAATTCTTGTTTCAAATTCCAACAACAATGCATCACGGAAATCACTGAATGCTCTGGTAATAGATCCATCATGCCCACGTATCACAAAGGTGGGTGTTACATAAGTTTCATCTAAAAATATCTCAGGTACATACGCTGGGTACAATCCCATTTTGGTAGGAGTGTTGGGAACATAACTACCAAACGTGGCTTCGTATTCTTGAATGGTTACCACATCACCCACTGCCACTGGTATTAGAATAGTAATAACAGGTGCATCAGCACTGACAACGTATTCTATATTTTTTGTCAGCAATCGATCATTGAGGTATACCAACAATGCTTGATAATTTGCTGAAGTGTAATTGTATACTTGTGTAAGATCAAATACCTGTCCAGTGATAGGTGTGACCGTGGTCTGTAACTGTGTGTATACAGTACCAGTAGGCAACATGTCAGACCAGTAGAACGGATTTGAACTTGTACGCCCTATGTTGATTTCAGAAAATACTGCATCAAGAATAGCCGGCACAGTCATATCAGTGTAGTCACCTTGGGCTGCTGTGTTCAAGAACTGTGCTTTGAATTTTTCGTATTCTCTTGAGTTGTATTCCAACGAAGCAAAAATATCATAATCAGGTTTGCGTAAGAAATACCCAGCCAATGTCATTGGAGAGCTTTGTTGTAAAATGCTCAGGCCGTACGGTACAATGTTACCAAGATCTCTGGTGTTGTTGGCACCATTCACTGCTCCAGTCAAATTCACTAGATTTTGTGCAATGGTGTCATAATGTGTTCGGACAGTACCCAATGTAAAGTATGGGTTATTGCCATTCAATGGATTGTTTTCTAAGTTGATTGGAACTTGATAGAACCCAACAGCACTTACTTGATCACTGAGTACCAACACTTCAACTATATCACCGAGCAATATTTCTGTTGTGGGATAAAATCTAATAATTGTGGTGTTGTCTGTTGTGGTAACTGTGTACTTGCCTGGATCCAGGAATAAGATACTGTAATTTTGAGAGATACTGGTAGCGTACACCTTGACACTGGGCACTGCTCCTGTTGGTAAGGCTGCTACATCCAACACCAATGGAGTGGTTGCTGTGATAATTTCTGACAGCACAGTTTGTTCCGGGGTGATAGTATATGTCCCCACTCCGCCTGTGCCAGTAAGTAATCCTGTAATTTGTGTGCCTGGTGTCACTCCTTTTCCAGCAAGGCTTTGCCCTATCAACAGTGATCCATTGGCTGGGCCTTGACTCACTGTCATTGTTGTGCCCGAGATAGAAGCTGTTATAGGTGTGGTAGTGTATGTAAAACTAAATTGTTGATAAACTTGACTCTTGGTCACTGCTGGTTGCCAGCCAAGTTCGTTCACATACACAGTGCGATTTTCATATTGGCGAACATGACCTATGCTGATATTTTCAGTTTGCTGTACATTATCTTTGACATAGATAAATGTATCCACATACAAATTATTATCAAATACAATATCACCTATGTTGTTCAAACTGAGATAACGTAATGGGAATCCCAACACTGTGTCTGCTACTGTGCCTGGGCCAACGGCATAGCTGAACAATGGACTACCGCCCACTATGGTACCAAGATTGTTTTTGGTAGTTGAGAAAGTTGAGCTTGGATATACAGCACGATCGCCTAGACTGTAGCCTTTTTGATTGTATACATCAAACATGGGATTTTGATTAACGGCTGTTTTACGTTGCGCTTGAATCCACTGTACACCGTCGTAGTAGAAACTAGCACCTTGAAGTGTGTTACCATTTAAACAAACCACACATTGATCTATCAGAGCCTGTGCGTCATCTGCAGGCACAAGATCAATAACCGGTTGTGGGTAATGCAATGTACTGTCATGCAATTCATCAGATGCAGGACTGATAAAGTTCACCACATAAATTTTATCACGCACTTGTGGGTCCGTATCTCGTGCAAAAATAACTCTGTCACCTTGTTGTAGCTCGTACGCCGGAACCCCCTGCTCGAAGACATAGTATTGGGTTTGTCCATTGACCTCTGATAATGCGTCAGTTTGATAGAGATCAATTATGTTTATTGGCTGTTTGGCTTTGGTACCCATGTTGTACAAACGTGTTCCGCCACGGAACTCCACGATGGGTCTTTTTGCACGGAAGTTGTTGTTTAATACCGCAGTTGTGTTATTGTAGGTAGCGGCTGCTGTTATCACGTCAATATGGAACCAACGATTTGATCTGGTCCAGGCATTGAGATCAGGGCTATCCAGTGCTATGGTAATATAGTCAGGATCCAGTGGTTGATTAAGTGTTCCGTCCCAGTTGCTGGAATCCCAAGGAACAAAATCCCAAGGTATGCTGGCAGTACGTACACTTTCTGGTGTGACATAATCACTCACTAACAAAAGTTGTATTGCAGTGCCTACCCCGGCCACAAAGTAGGTCTGGCCCTGATAGCTGGTGGGAACAACATTACCTTCAAATGTGATCTGTAAGTTGTTGGTAAACACTACTCCGTTGGGAGAAGTATAAGTTTTCTTGCCAAGAATTTCAGTATCCACATTGATAGTTTCAGACAGAGTCTGATCTACCAATCTAATTTGCCCAAAAATATCTGGATTGGTACCATCTTGATACCATAACAGATCTTGAGTTGCAGTCAACAATGGTATTTGTTCAAAATATCCTGATGCGTTGAGATACCATTGTGTTGTGCTGTATTCAGTACCAAACATGATAGTAAACTTGTTTAGACTTGATACTGATAATACTGGTAATAATTGTATAGTTTGCCCTGCCCCAGTGGTCACATATTGTATTTGATATATGTCAGTGGGAGCTGTGGTATTGTCAAATACAACAGTGCGATTCTGAAGATTAGTTATACCATCTATGCCAGTTGGATAGTTGGCAAAAAATGTTGATACTAGAACATTGTTAATTTGATTGTAATCAATGTTGGTGATCAGATCAACTTGGCCAGCGGTGGGAGTAGTTGGAACCAGTGCGAGATTGTAATAGAATTGTTGTGCATTTTTATAAGGTACACTAAAAGTAACAGTGCCCGATACAGTTCCGTTGTTGGTTACTCCCAGCACAGTTCTGGAACTGATGTTGGGTGCATATGGCAATCTTCCATTCACACCAGGATCTGACTGTATCCAAAAAGCATTAGGTGATTGATTGACTGCAAACTCATAGGTGCCGCCACGCACCAGTGTGAGTACAGGATTCTCTCCGCCAATGCCAGAGAATTCATAACTGCTATTTGTTCTAGTGACATCAAATGTGGCTGTGGTTGGAATAGCAGTAGCACTTACTCCCACCTCCTGAGGACCACCAGGCAACCAATAATATTGACTGTAATTTGTAAACTTATCAAAGTTAATAAAAGGATCCCAAGTGTAATAATCACTGGTATACAATCTTGAAGAATTATTAGTGAAACCGCCCTGGCGACCAATGGCATCAGTGATACCAGGATATGTCACGGCATCAGAAATGGTATTGGTATCAGGCACCAGGCTGATCACCCCTGGCTCTAGTTGATAGTTTGATCGTGTGGCAGTGGGTTCAATTACATAGTAATCGTTGGGATTTACTCCAGGGCCCACATGCCGACCAATAAATCCTTGTGTTTTTTTGAACTGGGGTTCCTGGACCAGTTGATCCAATGTGGCTGATAAAAACTGCTTGTTAGTGCTGGTCTGGAATATTGGTGGTAGAAAATCTACCGACTTTGTTGTGGCCATTAAATTACTCCACTGCCTGGTGCAGTTCTCAAGTTAGTGGAAGTCAATGAAGTGATAACTTCTACCGAGCTTACTCCGGCACCATTAACAAATATCTCGTTGGGTGCTGAATTTATTTCGTATAAATCTCCAAAATATTTCAATGGATCCAATGGTACCAACACCACGGAACTAACAATGCCACCCATATTGCTGTGTACATAAGCTGCTAGTTCAGAGAAATAAAATGTATCTCCAAAATTCCATTTGTCAATGCTGAAATATTCATTTAGGTTAGCCACCACTAGTGTTTTGATTTCACTATCGCTGGCAGTTGAATTGGCAGCACGTATTACTTTGATAGTGCCACGTAAATTTTCAGCAGCCTTGGGACCAAACAATGGTTTAAAGCTGACTGAATTTATTACTATGTTGTCTGATATCATTTTGTAGGCACCAAGTCCTTGATATGACGTACTGAGTTCGTTGATTGTGGGCACATCAGGTTTGATTACAGTATTTGTAGTATCTCTAATCCAGTTTTGATATGCTGTATAATAGGCCTGTGTGACCACATACAAATCAATGATGTTGGTGGTTCCTGGGTCAATGCGATCAGTCAGTGGAGCATTATGCCTGTATTGGAAATACATGCCTGAACGTCCTACTCTGGCCAACCATTCTGCTGTGACATCAACTAGACTTTTTGTCCCATTGGTGCTCAATGCCAATTGATAAAATGCACCAATTTGTCCAGCCAAGGGTCCCACTGTTATCACTTGTGAATATGCATAAAACATCTGTCCTGTAACATATTCAGCTTTGACTGCCTCAATGTCGTCCATCATGGCATAGTCACTGTTTACCACACCTTGTGCTATTAACAAGTAGCGTTGTAGATTATCAAAATCCACAGTCTTTTGGAAAAATACATATTTTGTATTTGAATTAACATCTGGTGCCACGATCTCATTGAAGAAATCTGGATCATCAGTTACTCCATCATTGTTGCGATCTTCATAGCTCACAATCACTTGAAAATCGTCAACCAGGCCGTCAGACTCCACCGGCTGGCCAGTTATCTTGAGATAGATGTCGCCAGGTTGTGGACTGTTTGAATCAGGTAAACTGTTGATTTTTAATACATTAATGAAATCGTTAATCACTGTTCCAAGTCTTGGATCATAGATGCGGTTATTGTTTTCAAAGAAGAATCTAGTTTGTAGTACCGATCCCCAGTTGTAAACCAAGGCACGACTGGTTATGTTGTAGTTTACTCCATCTGTTACAGCTTGTATCATCCATGAGGCATCTTGATTGGTGCCCGATGTGTTGCCTGCATATTCCAAACTAAACGTTGCATCAACAGCCAAGTTGTTAGATGTGATGAGATACCATGTGTATGGTGTACCAGTAATTGACCCAGTGTTGTCATATCCTAGACCAAAATTTCTATACAACAAGATCTGTTGAGTAATTGCAGTGACCAAGCTAGTGGGGAAAACTGTAATCAACAAGGGGATTACAATTTCTGGTATAGCACCAGTAGGCACAAATACATTCAGCGCCACCGGTCCAATTCCGTCAGCAAAGTTTCCTTGTCCTTGATTGGTGCCATCGGCATAAATGCTTAACGGGCTGGCCCAGAAATATAAACGTTCGTCGGCCAGGGTGGGTATGCCTAGTTTAAGACGATTGGTTGAATCAAAGAAATAGCCCGCAGGTGCTGCAAATTTGATCAAACTACCCACTGTGATAAATTTTGCATTGTTACTGGTAAAAGGACCCACTGGTGCTGGTCCGAACTGATTTTCAAAATATCCAGTGGTCTCATTGGCCAATGTGGTACTTTGATGCCATGTTAGATTCAACACAGCCAAACTGGGTCTGAGAAAATTAGCATAATAAAATTGCACAAATGCATTGGTTGACAACAAAGGCTGCATCTGATTGGTAATCACATTGGCTATGTCGTTGTTTGTGAGCCAAGTGAATAAAAATGTAGGCAGCAGATTTTCTTCCCATATGGCACCGTCGGATGCAAAAATATTTGTTGAACTGTATTTGCCAGTGTTGTCCACCAGATCAAGATATCGACTAGTACCAATACTGGCACGATTTAATGCATAGCTTTTGATAATTGAATTGTATTCAGTAAACGGGAAGTTGGTGTAATCTTCACCATTGACCATTCGATTCTGTGTGTAGTATCTGGCAGGAGCACGTTGTTTGATTTCGTCCAGGGTTTCTCTAGCCTGAGCATTACTCACTGGTGTTGTGATACCACAAGTGAATGTGATAGTTTCTAACTGCCCCGATCTGCTGATGTAGCTGATAGGTAACACAACACTTTGCATCTCTTCAGGATTGATAATGTACTGCAATCCGTTTGAGGCACGAACATACGCACGGAATAGGCCTGTGGGAATAGCTGAAAATACACCATCGCCAAAGGTCAATGTAATCTGGTCATTGGCCCTGGACGTGACTGAAAATAAACTGCGTTGATCAGGGGCCAACTGTTCTGCTGCTGCTGCATATACTGATTGTACATACTGCCATTGTTTTGTGACTGTGCCAGTATTGTCCAGCTGAAATAACCAACGATCTTCATTGTTCACGCCTTCGATATTGATATTCACTGTGCGGTTAGGAATACGTTCAGCTAGGTTAAAATCTTGATTCTGCAACACACCTTGTTTGAAATAAAAAAAGTATCCTGTGTTGGCTGCTGCATATCCCAATGAGTCATTGCGAAACAACATGTTAAAAATGCCATTGGGCTGTGGTGCTGGTTCAAAGATAAATGGTGATGTTTTTGGTGTACCTGCTGATGTGGCATTCACTGCTTCAAACGGCATATTCACACCGTCCACTGTGGCTGTGTAGGGCAACACTGGCAAAAATCCAGGTACCAAGTTGATTGAATATTCAGATGTGTCCACGCCCACAATGGTTTCGCGATTGCCCGGGCGACCTACTCTTTGTGTATCTACCAAGGCAGAATTCACAATAGCAGTGAATTGCTCTAGCCAATTGAAGTTGGTGGGATCATTCCAGTTGATTGTGACATTGGCTAGATTTATACCATTGAAATCTGTAACGTTTTCAGTGGTCTGAACAGAAAATACTTTGAGATATCCACTGGCAGCAGTGTTTCGTTTAGGGGTATAGCTTACCAAGTTGGCTAGACGAACAACACTATCTCTACGTTCAGCTGTGTCTATGTAATTTTCTCTGGTGTTGAGATCATTACGAAAACTCATGGCCTGACCCATGAATGCTATTACATCTAACAGTGCAATAAATTCCGAACTTTCAATGTAATCATTGAACGTTTCTGGATAGTACTGGCGTAGATAATCTACAAAACTTTTGCGTAATGCTTCAAAGTCGTAACTTTGGAAATCCGCTTCTCTGTAGGTTTGGTAGATGCGTTTCCAATCTTCTACTCCGAATATAACTGTTTGTCTAGTAGTGGTTGCCATGATCGTCCGTTGTTATTTGTTATTTATTAAATATATAAACGGCTATGTTTATACAAAAGTAGCTCTACGTTGTTGCTGATCAAAGAACACACTCAGCAATTGAGAATCTGTATTAGGAACAAACTGCACTTCGATCTCAATCAACACACCGTTATCTCGTGGAAATAAATTTATATCAGCAATGTATATTCTAGGATCGCCGCCGGCCACACGTTGCACTTCTCGCAAGATAGCAGCCATAGTGGTTTGATCTTGATTTTCAAACAAGAAATCCCACAATATAGTACCATAGGCAGGGCGGCCGGGCAATTGGCCTTGCAAAATATTAAATGCATTTAGGAGATCGCGCTTGATTAACTCTTGGTCTACCAAGGTAAACTTCTTGTATTGATTTTGTGTGTTGAATCCAATGAATGTAGGCATGTTTATATTTATCCACAGGATTACGGAGCAAATTTACGCAGCAGGTACAAAATTAGGAACAGGTATTTTACTATTGCCAATGATGGCCGACACTGCTTGATTTACAGTTTGTCTATTCACTGTGTTTATAACAGCAGTGGGTGTGACAGTGCCTGCTTCAAGTGGGTTACCACCGCCGGCTAAAAAAGAACTATCAAGCGAAAATACCTGGGCAAATTGTGCAGATTGAGCAAATCCATCTATAACTGATGACACATCCGGTACTGCTCCCAACCCACCAATGCCACCACCTGACAACAAGCCGCCTACTCCACTGCTGGATAACAAGCTGTTGACGTTGCTGCCCAATCCACTGGTTAATGCACCGGTGATACCAGATGCTCCGGTTGCACTAGATAACCATTTGGTTGCAGTTTCTGAACCAAATTTGGTAGCTACATTCACTAACGGACCTAGTTGTGTTGCTGATTCTAATCCGGTGATAGTACCTAGTTGTTTAAGTTGAGCAAAGTTTGTGTTCATTAATCCTTGCTGAACTGACGTTTGCAAACTGCTGCTACTCAGCACTGAAGCTAGATCTGTGGCTCCCGATTTGCCAGTCCAGCTGGTAGGGCTGGATAGTATGCTGGTAAATTTAGATGGATCCAGGTTGATCTGCTCAGCAAGTCCTGGTTTAATTAATCCTGCTGATTGCAGTTGATCAGCATTTAATCCAAATTGCCCCAGCCCTTTGGTATTGGTAATTACATCTGCGGCTTGATTCACTGATGCAGCAGTCTGGGCCACTAGCCCTTGTATCTGTGCGGAGCCAATGGATCCAATGGCTTGTGATGTTGTTTTGGTATCAACAAAGTTGCTGACAGTGATAGCGTTAGGCACTGGTAATCCAGTCAAATTTGGCAAATTGATATAATTGCCTATTTGTTTTGTTAGCTTGATTGCTTGAGGACCCAGCTGTGCCAGTGCAGAACTTAGCCCACCGGCAGCTTGTGTAACTGCATTCACAAGACCGCCCACTGGTAATCCTGTAAGCCCACCTGTGGAAATTTGTTGATCAAATACTGCTTTTGCTTGTGCAAACGTAGCAGTGGATGGTCCTTGAATTTCATAAACTTCTCCATTGGGTCCAGTAAATGTAAAATTGCTCATGATTTTCTTACTATGCTGTAATTAGTTGCAACTGGTTTTGCTGCTGGCGGTG